AAATCTTTAGCCAATTGCGAAGCATTAGCATCTACACCACCTAGTGGTTGTGTAACTAGGGCTTTACGAGCAAGACCTGCAGCCTTGCCTATCTTGCCAAGTGGGTCAGTTACTGTTGTAAAGAAGGTGTCATAGGCACCTGATATGGTGCGATAACGCCAGTTGGTATCAAAGATTTCACGGTCATTGGCATCAAAGATATTAAAATCGCCACGAAGTTCACTGTAGGTTGGGTCAAAGCGTGATTGCATATAAGCAATTGCTTGTCCTGCTGAAATTTCTTTGCGTTGTTTAAACGCTTCTTGAAAATTACCTGTAGCAACACCAGTAATAGCAGCCGATAGTGGCTCACGGATTGCTGTGCCACCAGCCTCATAAGATGCTTGAAAGACTGGAAGAACTGCCTTACTTAATACAGCACCGCCTACTTTGCGAGGTATATATGTTGCACCTGCAGTAGTTGCTTTAAATGTATTTCCAAGTAACTGAAAGGCATCGCCTGCCCAGTTCTTGTCATTAGTGGTAACAGAAGCAAGGTCAGACATTGCAGAAGCCCAGCCAATGTCATTACCAAAGTCTTTTACTGACTTCTCTGCCCAATTACCAATGTTGTCTAGGAACCCCATTAAAGAACGCTCCGCAAATAACGAACATAGTTGCGGAAGGCGTTAGATGCGGATGGGGATTCAGCAAGAATAGCAAGTGTTGGTAATGCTTGAACCATACGCTGACGGTCCTCTGTATTTAGAGTTGATTCATTAGCATACATAACTTCGCTACCTGCACCTGGAGTTCCCATGTCAATACCAGTAGTTACTGGTTCATCTGGGCGGTCTGTTGGTGCATCTAACGGTGTCAAAGATTGACCTGATGGTGCTCGTTGTGGGCGACCTTGTGATGGAGACATTGGCATTGTAGGAGATGCGTTCATTGCAGCAGATGTTTGTAATTCCATCATTGCTTGGTTATCACCATACTCGCCACCTGTCATAGCCTTTGCGCCTTGGGTGCCTGCATTTCCACTGCCACCAGTTGCTGAAACAGCATAGTTATTCTGTGAAGCAGTTGGGCGATTACCGCCACGGTTTTCTACCGCCATGTGCATCTCCTTTCCAATTAAGGTCAGTGTTTAAAGTTAGTGAGCAGTTTAAAATCTTGCTCAGGATTAAGAATTACTTTGAACCGCGTGTTCCTGATGGTTGCTTTGTAAGCATTGTTACGGATGCGCCAGGCTTTGAAGCCTTTGGCATACCAGTGTTCTTTGGAGCCTGAACATTTGCTTTTCCTGCACCACCTTGATTAGCAGGCTTCTTTGCCTTACCAGGTTGCGGCTTTGGATAGTTCGCTGTGCTTGTATTTGCCATGGTTTACCCTCCTTCCCTAGATAGGTAGTCGTCTAGCGACTGTTGCTTGTAGATTAGGTTCACCACGAGCACCAAGAGATGCAAGCAATGACTGAACATCTGGTCTACCGCCTGGAGCGATTTGTCCTGGAGCGATGCCTTGCATACGCCCTGTTTCGCTTAAGCCCATTGGAAGTTGCCCGCCACCTGCTGCGCTCTCTCCTGGCATGCCCATAGATTCGGGACTTACTGCGCCAGGGGCTGCAGCAGGTGCGGGATTCTCAGGTTGAAACGCATCTTGGATTGCTATTTCAATAGCAGTTCCCTTTTGGCGTTCGCTAATAACATACGAAAGTTTGCGTAGGATGTCGGATGGGTCTTGTCCTTGGCTTGCAAGGGCTGGTATTGCTTGTGCGTATGAAGCAATTGCTTGTTTCATAGCATCACGGAGTTCTTCTGTCTCTACCTTTTGTTCTTCATTAGTTGCATTGAAGGAGAAAGGCATCTGTCGGCGTAGGAAGTCACGGGAAATCAACTTGTCACCTCGTGCTTGTAGTCCAAAGACCAGTGCACGGTTAGGGTCAAGTCCTGCCATTAAGCCATATTGAATATCTACGGTGTAATCACCAGCAATATCACGACTTGGCTTGTATTTAATGTCGTAAGGTGTTCCGTTATAGACACCTCGTAGTTGTTTTTCTTGGTCTTTAAAGATTTTTTCATCAACTTTAAGAGCCAGTCCTAACAATTCTGTAAAGGTGCGAGCAAACATTGCATGTGCAGTCTTGATTTGTGTATCAAAACCACCCATGAGTGCTTTAACACCCTGACCTGTAATAATAGAAGCATCTGAATTACCAGTTCTTGCTTCTGGGAAGCGTGAGCCTAGGCGGAGTTCGTTTTCAAGAACTGATGACTGTGCGAACACATTAGAAGGAAGTTCAAGTGGGACTCTGCGAATTTCATTAGGCTTACTTGAACGCATAATTGCATCTGGTCCAAGGGCTAACTCCTGACTGTCAAGTGGCATAGCGATAGGCGCTTGCACTGATTTGGTTGCTGCTTCAAGTGAAAGCAATGCATAGCGTGCTTTAGCAACTTGAATAGCAAGAACATCATCAAACTGCCCACGAGATTGGTCATCAATTGACGGGCGCTTAACAACTCGAATCATG